TTCAGGAAGTCAGCGTTTTCTTGTTCCCACTCGGACATGTTTAGCTCCAACTCGTTAGGATTGATACGGACATCTCGCAGCTGAGAAGGTCTCCCGATGCAGCGTTGAGAATACTTGGTGCGCTTATTGCGCTTACATTATAGGTCAAAGATGATGCAGCGAGCTTTGCGAACACGCCACAGACTGTGTCCTCGATGCCGTTGAGGTTTCCTTCATTGTCAAAGAGTGGCACTGTCATGATGATCTTGAAGTTAGCCAATGGGCTAATGCCAATATGTTGATTGTTATTTGGTGTCAGATAAGGATCATCTGGAGACACGATTACAGAGTTAGCAAGGACTGTGCTTGGTGGAAAAGCGAAAGTCTGCCACTTAGCGTTATCGACTAAAGCCGTTGCTAAAATAGTTCTAAGAGTAGTGACGGCAACAGGCATCAGCCCACCATCGAATTAGGTGAAAGGCAATGGGCAATCATGCCCCTGATCTTCGCCAGCAATTGCGCTGACATCCGATAAGGGGATGGCTGGAAATCGACTGCGTTACTGCCTGAGAGTGTGGCTGTACGCGCTTGCCAGATTTCAACAGCGATCATCAAAGCTGCTTGCTGTACTGCTGTATCGGTTGCATAATCTGTAACTGATCCTGCAACAATTCCAAAAGGCTGGACGGCATGAACGCCTTGATCTGCTCCAGTTGCAGCATATGAAAGTGAGCCTGAACCAATGGCAGTAATTGTCTTAGTGCCGTTGTATGGGCTTCCGTTTCTAGTAATAATTATGCTTTGTCCTACATAGAAATCTTTAGAAATCTCTTGACCAAAGTAAAGAGTTGCCACATTATCTGTGAGGCTTTGATGGGTATTGTAGATCTCATTCTGCCAAAGCATAGGCAGAAGGACTACATCCGTACTATCACAGACTTCTTGAAGGGTTGCGTCTGGATACAAAGTACCGACTCCGAGTGTTGCGCGGAGTTCTGCGACTGTTGTAAGTGCCATGTGCAATCCTTTCTAAAGACTCTGAGGGGTAGAGGGCTACTACCCCTCAGAGCGACTTAGTGAGTTATTACTGCTTGTTGTTCTTGAATGCGCCAGCTGCAACCTTAGTAGCGATTGCACCGAATCCGTAGTAACCAATTGTTACTGATCCGTTAGCTGTTGATTCTGCACGCAAGCGGTATGTTGGTGACTCGTACCATGTGTATGCATCTGGGTTCACGATAAGGATAGTTCCATCGCCATCGCCAGCGTTTGTTGGATCAACATATAGGTTGAGTCCTGCAACATTGCCTGTCAATGATGTTGGTGCTACTTGACCGCCAGCGTTCATTGGCTGTGACGCTGTGTAGATTGGGCGTCCTGCATCGTTTAGAGACATGATGTTTGACCATTGTCCTGTTGATACGACCATATTGCGAGCGAATGGGTTAGGTAGTCCTGCTGTTGCTGCATAAACAGAAGCTGAACCTCGAGCAACAATTCCTAGCAACTCTGAAGCTGTTGGGTATGTCACTGTTGTTGTGCCATCTGCTGTTGCACCGGCAATAAGAGCAGCGTTCACTGCTGCGTTTGTTGCCTTTGCGTAAGCTGCTGCCATGTTGCGAACTAGCTCATCAAAGAATGCTGGAGATGTACGATCTAGAAGCTCGACAGAGAATGTCTGCTGTCCTGCGTACTTCTGTACTGCTACAGATAAGAAAGCAGCGTTCTGATCTGTGTCGCTGAATGCATCGCCTTCTGGCTCAATCGCAACAGTTGGAACTGCTGTGATCTTTGGAATCTCGAAAGTCATACCTGCATCTGGCAATACTCCGCGAGAGATTGCATCGATTGAAGGACGGATTGTTGTTGATAGTGGGTTGATGATCTCTGACAACTGGCGTGTTGGTACAAGACCTGCGTTGTCTGTTGTGTCATCTGCTGCGCGTAGGTACTGACGAGCATTGTCATCACCTAGTGCTGCGCGGATTGTGTTCTCAGCGTACTTAGCTGCAGTGATTTCAATGCGTGGCTTTGTGAAGTATGCTGCTGATACAGTTGGGCGAGCAGCTTCGACCGCTGGTGCTTCAACTGGTGTTGCTTCGACTGCTGAAGTGGTTTCTTCCACGATGGCTGTCTCGCTTTCTGTTGGTTGGGTTGGTTCTTCTACAGCAGATTCTTCTGCTGCAATATCAGTAACCTGAGCAGACTTAAATGCTGGCTCGGTTACTAAACTTACTTCGACCAAGCGAGCAGCGGAAACATAAGTCACGCCATCCTTGATCTTTGACTTGAGGACTTCTGCCCCGATTGACAGACCGCTCTGCAATCCTTCTTCTGCAAGGATAAGAGCTTCTGTACCGCGCTGTGAGCGACTGATAGAAAATACTGCATCGATTGAGTTCTCTGATTCGCTAAAAGAAACCATGCGACCCAAAGGCTTCTTTGTGTCGTGTTGGCTTAGCAATTTAATTGTTTTAGGATCTTCGATGTTGATAGATCCAGAGGCAAAGATTACCTTGCCCATGTTGGTCGATCCTGCTTCGACATTAAGAGGCACAATCTTGCCTGAGACTGTGCGACTTGCTGAGTCTGCTGTGAGATCAGCTGAGAAGGTGATTACTTGGTTCATTCTAGACCATTGCTTCCGTTAGGTGTTAGATCTGTCATTTCCATAGCCTGTTCTTGTGTGACCAAGTTAAGGGCTAGGAGTTTTTCAATTACTGCAAGCTCTTGCAGTGGATCAGTACGCAAGAAGTTCTTATCAATATCGAACTTAACGACATTACCGCGAGCAGTGATGTCATCCATTGATAAGCGATCTTCAATTGCAGTAATGAAAGGCTGTAGAGACAGCGTTAAGAATTGCTTGCGCTCATCATTTACATTCTGGTATGTGTAACTTGAGTTCTGATCTGCTGATACATAGATCGCTGGAACATTGCACAAGCGAGCAATCTCGGTTGCAAGATTCTGAATTGCCTCATTGTACATCATGTCTTTAGGTGAGAATCCAACAGTCTTATAATCTAAAGTGCTTGTAAGGTAAGCAGTGGAGTTACTCTGACGAGCTCTTTTCCATGCTGCTAATAATCCTTGAACTTCTGCCGGTGGGAGGTCAGCCCCTGAGTTCTGAATGAAACCAGTGCTCATTGGAGTGGCTGCTGCAATCGCTGCTGATTTCTGAACATCAATAGCTGCGCGAATTGTCTGCACTCCAGTGTTAAGGATTCCATCGCCAAGAGATTGAAATGTGACAAGAGATCCCAATCCGTCCATTGGTAATGTCATGCCATCTACTGCATAAGATTTCACATAAGTATTAGATGCATCAAGAGTTGCAGTAACGCGATGGTTAGCAATCCACTCAAAGCGAGAAGGGCGTCCGTCCTCAGAATAAACTTCGACCACTTTCCAGAAGGCTTGCCCATAAAACAGTAATGAATCAACAGTCCACGCAATTGTTACTGATCGTGGCTGTGAATATGAAGGTTGCTCTAACCATGCTGGTGAGCCAAGTTCTTCATTGGTGGATTTCTTGTAAAGCTCTAAAGGAATTGCTCCAATAGTGCCACAAAGTAAATTGCGACAACGCATCAATGCTGGAACAGAGATTGCTTCGCTTCTTCCAATAAATGCATACTGGAAAGGCATCGCATAAGGTGAATACTCGCCAAGCACCTGAGGTGCTGACTGAGCTTGTAATTGTGGCTTAGGTTCTAGCCCGAATGTTTGCAATATGCGACCCATAGACATAAATGGTAGCACATGTCAAGTATTTGACATACCAATCTAGGTGTGTCTAGGTAAATATTTGTGGCTTAGCCACTGGGAGCATTAACTTGCTTACTACCATCGCCAGACCGATAGGAGCTGAGATATCTCCAGCACTTTTTCTCTTAATGATGCGCCAAGCCGAATCATTGACCTTGGCTGCACAGTTATTCATCTGCTGGATCAATTCTTCTTGCCCATTGTGAACGACTCGATGATTGACCAAGCCTTCTAGCAAGTCTCCACAGGCTTTGTAGAACTGCTGCCCTGAGACATCCTCGACCATGACTCCAGCATTGGCTAGGCGGTCTGCAATCGTCTGAGTTGCGTACTTGTCATAGGTTACAAGCCTTGGTTTATAGATATCACACCAAGCCTTAATAGAAGCAGCCATCTTTAACTCATCGATGGCAACCTGCGAGCTGTAAGTCTCCAGAATCCCGATGCCAATCCTTCCATCTGGAAGAAGTTGTCCTGCGACCAATGATCCGTTCCTGCGTGAAGGACTGACATCGAAACCGAATACAGTATAAGCCCCTGGGCTCATTTCCAGCGTGTTATCCGATGTATCTTCTAGGATTCCATGAGGCCAAGGACTGCTTAACGAATCAATCCATTGGCAAAGAGTCTCAGTACGCGTGTTCTCAATCGGTGAAGTCGCAATCGCTTCCTCAATCGCTTCTTCTGTGATGGTGTATCCCAAAGAGGGGTTAGCCAGAGCCCATGCATCGCGATCAGTTATCTTGCAGTATTGAGGAGCTGAGTATTCATAGAATCCAAAAGACTTGGGCGGGTAGTCGATGGCTCTTTCTCGTAGGTCGTTGAGTACAGTGCTGAAAGCGTCTCCTGCATTAGAGGTAAGAAGCGTCTGAGAGTTTGGGTGAGCTCTAGTTGTAGGAGTAGCAGCTCTAAATCCATCTTCTGTGATCTCTCGGACTTCATCGATGTAGAGCAGTCCATTGACTGATCGACCGCGAGAGCCATCTCTAGTTGCTGCAACAACATCGAGCCTTGCTCCAGAGAGCATCTCAATTGACTCAGTGCCGTTGGCGTGTCTGATCTGTTTGACGAATCCTTTAAGGTGGTCATTGGTCTCCAGTAGGTGAGTTACTTGTCGGAAGGTATCGAGTGCCATGCTTCGATTAGAGCTCATGATTAGGACATTGGTATTCCACTTAATCAAGTGAGCCAGAATCAACATACGCGCCAGATGCGTCTTTCCGTTCTGTCTGGCTACAAGAATCAGGTTAGTTTTACGAACCCACATGCCTTTCTTGTCCACAGTGAGCATGTCCTTAAGAACGAACTCCTGCCATGGCATTAAAGGCATCTTTACAATGTCACAAAGATCCTTGACATCTTGCAGCTTGTTTTGCCCCTTGAGAAGTGGACTGTGAAGCCTTGGCTTGGTTGCCCCTCGTAGGGCTTTGGACTTTCTGGGCTTAGTTGTCATTGGTCTGGACTGGGTCGGGTCTTAAACGGACTGTCCAGCATCGGTTCGGACTGCATCGGGGAGATATAGTCGAGAAAGACAGGGGGGGTAGCCGTCCTAGATAAAAAAACCCCATCATTGAGCGCGCCTTTGCGTAGGTTGCACGCCTTGCACAGGACACGAAGGTTATCCATGCTGTGATCGCCACCAGCTTTGCGTGGAATTATGTGGTCGATGTGCATCTCGCCTTCATCTGTTCCACAGATCTGGCAGACTCGACCATCTCTAGAGAATATGCGTTCACGCTGCTCTCTATAGCGTCTGGTGTTTAGCTTGTCTAATGCCATCCCTTAGCCTTCCAGTGTTCATAAGCCTTGCAAGTATCAGCATCATAGCGATGTGCTATGTAATCTAATCCCCATTGTACTTGCTTATAACCATCAACCTTGGATAGATAGATAGATCTTCCTTGTGGTATTCCATAGTGTGATCCATTACGAGCTTTAGGATTCCAAGCACTTTCTTTACCATATAGCTTTGATAAGCATTTATATTGCTCATAATCATAACCTAATTGATGTAATGCGAATTGCTTATAGGTTACATATTGCACTGGTTTAGAGCCACCAGCACTAGGCACTAGAAACAGAGATATCCCAATAGCTACTAGCACCCCGCGAGCTACGCCCCTCAGGGGCTCGCGGTGAGCCTTTGAGAGGCTCTGCGCCGTTAGCGTACCATCGCTGTCAAATCCATTAGCATAAGTGCTGGTCAGAGCGGTGTGTCGTTTCATAATGTCTCCTTATTGTTACCCTGTGGATAACTTCTGTGGATAACTATTTATCCGTACTATAGAAGCCCTTGCCCTTAAAGTGTGCTGGTGCAGCTGCTATAACCTTGACCATCGGCTCATTGCAATAGGTGCATGGAATCACTGGTCGATCGTGCCATCCATGGGTAATCTCTTGACTGAGATTGCACTGGTTGCATCGGTAGTCATAGGCTGGCATGTTAAGCACCTCTGTATCATGTAAGACCCACAGCCTGTGCAGCGGTCAATGTCTGCCTCTGTGGGTTCGCTGGTTAGATGACCATACTTTAATTGGAGTAGCGGTAAGAGATCACCCAATCGTATAAGCGCAGCATACTCATGCGCTTGTTCTCCTTGCGTATTGAGTCTCATGACACAAAAGCCCAATTCCCCCGAAAGAGCTGTGCGTGCCTTAGATTGTTTAAGCCATGCGAGCGGTTGAAATCCAGCGCGGGCTTTGACTTCAACATCGAACGGAACATTAACAATGTCCTTACCGCTACCCCTTCCGACAGTTGCACCACTCCACACAGTCGATAGGTACTGTGCGACTACGCGTTCTGTTCGGAAGCCTCTATGTTTTCTTGCTTGACTAGCCATTGTATATTCCTGCTAAATAGCCACACCAAGCAGCTAAACATATAGCAACAACATACAAGTAATGAATCAGATCTTGCTTAGCCATTGACTGCCTTGCACTTTCTGCACTGCCATGCACCGACAATGGGCTGGTCATCCTTAAACTTAATCTCTGCAACAATGTCATGAGCTTCTGTGGGCTCATTGCACAGCTGACAATTGATTGTGTCGTACAGTGGAACATCCTCAATGTTAGTCCACTCCCCTGTTGTCTCGTTATAAAACTCTACATAACCCATGTTATGCCCACGCTTTCTGTGGCTCGAACTTCCCTGTTGATGATAATGAGTACCAGACAGTAGGACACTTAGGTTCGCCACCCTGGTGATTGACTACGGAGCAGAAGTAACCGCCCCAAGCCTTATTGTTCTTTGTGCCTTCACGCCATGTCATATGACCATGTTTGCACGATGGTGCTTCCTGAGCTTCGCCTGTGCCCATTACAGCTGCAATGTTTTCCATCGCCTTCTCAAGGGTGACAGGAGCATCGACTACCTTGTTGTACTGACCTACAGGCGTTGTCCAGTAGTCCTGATCTTCTGCTTTAACCTCTGCCACCGGTGGCTTGACTGGCTTAGAAGCTACAGTCTTAACAGCATTTACCTGAGCCATTTCTTCTGCGCTTGGTCGCTTACCCTTAGCTGATAGACCTAAATTGGCTAAAGCTCTGCCTATGCTGCTTGTCTCGGCATTGTTGATCCAGAACTGGGCATCGACTCCACGATCCTTGCGGAATCCATCGGCATAACCTGTAGCATCTGGCATGGTGCGAACTGAATCCTTGTAAATGTATGCCTTGAAGATAACATGACCTTTTTCCATGTCAATGAGTTCTAGCTCTGTGACAATTCTGCCGTCCTTGAACTCGCCATAAAACTGGTGGATTCTACTGTCCACTGTTTCATACTCTGAAAGATTAAACATATAGATCGTTCTCCTCTGTGGCTAGTTGCCCTGCGAGTGCGCCGTAGCTGCATAGATCGACCCAGTTGTCGATGTGCTGGGCTGATTGATTAGTCCTTGCAAGTTTAACAAGCACCATGATCCCTGCGACTTGATAGTCATGTATCGGTGTCTGTAAGTATGCTGATATGAGCATTGCTGTGTGTTGCAAGTTATCTTGAGGATGACCATATGAAAGCCCACGCTCGCGAATAGTGTCTGTTGCTGATAAGAGGATCTCATTAGCGCGCATCTGTTGTCACTCGCTGAAATGATTTAGCAACCACTAGACCCTCACGCTTGCCCTCGTTGAAGCCTTTAGCCCATCCGACCAAGTACCAAAGTGCATTAGCTGCTAAAAGCAATACGATGATTGGCATCTCAAAGCTCATTGTTTTTCCTATCTGTGCCAATGCCCTTGATTGGCTACAGAGTTAGTGTGACATAAATGTCAGACGAATCCAGTATATTTAGGTAACGAATTGATAACGATCTAGGCGTATAACTTGCCGTAAAGCGTAAAAGATCCATCCTTGTTGATGGGAACTAGCATAGGGCTGACATGGTTTCCATGGGTTTCTATGACTGCCACAGACATCTGCCAATTAGCACTGCCAGCCTTGAGATAAGAGGCTTTCTTCTTGTCCATAACATTTCCTGCCTCTACGCCCCATAAAGTCCTGTATTGGCTTCCTATGCCCTCTGTGAAGGCACTAATGCCAGCCCTGTGAGTGTGTCCACAGACCACAGACTTGCCGAACTTCTTAGCCAGACCAAGAGCTGTGAGTCCAGCATTGGAGTTCATCGATCCTTCATCACCATGGACTAAGACCCAGCCTCTGTGGAACTCGTAGGGCTTTTTGTGAAAGCGTATCCCCAACTCATTGAAGCCCATAAAGTTGGAGTAGTCGAGTTCTGGAAGTCCGATGAGGCTAGGAGCTCCTCTAACGAGAGTGTGGTATAGACGATCTGTATGGTTGGATCTAGTGATGTCAGTCGTTCCGAGATCCCAGAGGATGTTTTGAGCCAGACTTCTGTCTGCATCTAACTGCCCCTCATACTCTAGATGTGTACCTTTAGCCCACTTTGACTGGCTCTGCATATCGAGCTCATCGCCTGTGTTGAGAACTAAGTCGAACTTCTCGCGCTTTACTAACTTGATAAGATTCTTAACTGCTTGCTCATGATGATAGGGGATTTGTAAATCCGATATCACCAGGTATCTGCGTTTAGTCATCATCCTCATCTTCGTAATCGCCGAACTTCTCTGGTTCGACTGGATCAGGCAAGATCCACCCTGGGTAAGAATCTACAACCGATAGCATGTAAAGAGCATGATCTTCCGTAAATCCTGATCTACGCAAAGATCTGTAATACTCATGCAAGCCAATGCAGTATGCATCAAGCTTTGAGTATCCTTGCTCCTCTAATGCTTTAGTCGCTTTTCTTGCCATAGGAAAATTATCGCTCTAGTAGGATGTTATAAATCTCATCGACACGCGCATGGAGTCGCTTGATTTCTGCCAATAAGTGAGTAATCACAAAACCTGAAAGACCACCAAGAGCCACAATGGTTGCTATGTAGAGCTGAAAAAAGTCCGACTGTGTCACTTTTTAGGGCTCGCATATCCGAATACACCAGATAGCACAGCCCAAAGGATTGCGCGGTAGTCGAGGTCAAAGTTGCTAGAAGCCCAAGCAGCTAGGAATGCTCCAGCAGCAAGGATTGCAGGGTTCTTCATGTTCTTCATCATTCTCCGCCTAACATAGATACTTGATAAAAAGCCCCATCATTGTCAGCTTCTTTCTTAAAACTAACATGGCAGTGCTTAATGTGTTTGTTAGCCCCTGTGTACTTTCTCCAACGCCAGTTAAGGATTTTGGAGCAGATCCGTCCATCAAAAATGATGTAACTAATACGCTTCTCTGTTTTAGACTTGCAAGCGACACGAAGCTGATCTGCAAGATCTGGCATGATGTCTGGCTTCGATCCCTTAAAGAGATCACGATCGATGTCGATGGCACGAACCCAACCATTAGCATCAGGGTTATGATCTGATACACGATGAGCATGTCTGGTATCACCGATCCAACCATCCGATGTGCGGTCACGATCTGGGAACGAGTCATCTATCTGTTCTCGTAATTGAATCGCAGCCCTAGAAAGCTTTGCTTTCACTTATAGTCCGAGTGCCTTTAGATCGTCTGCTGTTAAACCAAGTGCCGCAAGTTTAGCTTCAGCAGTTTCTTTTGCCGTTACTGCTGCTGCTGCTTTTGTAATCTCATCTGCTTTGACTTGTTCAATAGCCGCTTCAATCTCTGCCAAAGTTGGTGGGTTGCCTTCAATCTTATCCCACTTAACAGTTGAGTAATCTTGCTCATTGAATGAAAACTCCGCGCCCGGACGAAGTTTCCGAATCGCGTCTGCTAGGTAATTTGTGTACATAATTACGCACCAATCTCAAGAAGAGTAATAACAGATGGATTGTTGATATATTGAAAAGTTGCCGTCATTGAATTATGAGCAGTGTCAATTTTTGCCTGTAGTTTATAAGTTGTTGCAGATGTCGTATTTGGTGAATCGTAATATTGAAAAGTTGCTTGATGTAAGGCACCTGGCGCATTTGCATAGATAAAACCATAATCCCCATAAGTAACTACTGTAGTTGCTCCTCGTAATAATCTCGCACCGATGTAAGCAATACTTGATGATGCTGTCGCTGCAACTGTTGAAGAAACAATTACTAAAATCTTAGATGTTGCAGATGTTGGTGTAATTGTTGCCGTTAAACCTGTTACATCTGTAAAAGTTGTAGTGGCGTTAGAGTAAGAAGTTGATGTAGTCGCAGTGACTACTTGTAAAAGTTTTCCGCCGCCGCCTGCTGGAGTAGCCCATTTTAATCCTGTGGCTGTACTTGAATCTGCTGTAAGGACTTGATTGTTTGTTCCCACTGCTAGGCGAGCAGGTGTATCTGCTGCTGTTGCTGTAATAAGATCGCCTTTAGCATCCAGAATAACTAAAGGATCTACGGCAGTCCATGAGAAATCCATGTCTGTTCCAGATGCCTTTGTCAGCACTTGACCAGTAGTGCCACCTTTAAGATCGAGCAGTGAAGCATCGATTGCATCGCCTAGACCCTCAATGGCTACTGCGCCATCCTTTACAAGGTCGGTCGAGGTTGGTACTGGCCAACCAAAATTAGGGGTTGTTGTTGCCATTAGGTTAGAGCTCCGATCGCTTTAGACCACTGTAGTGTACCATTTACGCCACTCCAGATGGTGTTAGTTGGAAGTACTGTTGCCCATGTTGGAGCAATTAGAGAGAAGTCTGTTGGTGAGACATAGATGGTAATGTCCACAAAGGTTGGAGTGGCTCTCATTGAAATGCCCTCTACAAAGCCTGAGAAGTACCCCTCGAACATATTAAAAGGTAGGTTAGTAATAAGTACTGGCTCGCCAAAAAAAAGGTTTATAAGGTCATCTCTGAGGGCATCAGGCATAAGAGGATTATCAAGTCTAAAAGTAATCTGGTCGAGCTGAGTTCTAGGCACTGAGCGCAAGGCTAGATCGCGAGTTACGATGTCTGTGATGTCTGCTAGATAACGGATATTAGAGTCAAAGGATCGCTGGTAGCGTCCATAAGCAGTAATAGATGCATCGTCTGTGGCTGAGTATGTGCTGCCGTAGTCATTGCCATAACGCACAATCTCGCTGTTGCGGATCTTGCCAATCTGAAGGATTGACTTAACGCTGGCTGGAGATGCGTAATTGCCGTCTAACTGGGTTGAACCATTGGCTGCAAGATAATTGCTTCTGTGATCCGCGTCTGCATAGGCTATGCGCCCCTGCTTGTCCTCGTAGAGCGTACCGAGTGCGCTATCTGCAATCTGCTGGACTAAGGTCTGTGTGTTGCGATCAGCTGCGCTGAGGTTATCCATCTGGTAAAGTCCAGCATCGATCTCACCAAGTCCCACATTCTCAGCATTAGCCCATGTGGTAGTTGGATCATAGGTTGCCCATGTCAGGGTAGGTGCTACCTCAATCCATTCATTGACTAATAAGTCTGAAAGAATGATACGAATTTGCTCACCATCTAGGTCATGAGCTACAGAATCGGTGTAAATGGCTTTAGGCAGTTTAGCCAATGCACCGACTGCAAGGATTGTGCCAATGGTTACAAAGCCTGTTTCCTCTGGGCTTCTGACAGATGTCGTAAAGTCTGAAACTGTGCCACCGAATACAGGCACATAAGTGCCACCGCTATCTTTAAGCTCTAGAGTCAGAGAATCTGTAACATCGATGTCAAAGAGAGCATTGGTTGAATTGACGATATCCATCCGAGCATATCCTGCTTGGCATTGGCGATCGATATCGATGCGACCAGTAGTGACACTAACAGCGGTTACATTGGTATAGACAGTAGTGCCTACAGTAATACGCCATTCTGGAAGCCATGTCATACTGCAAGAAGTCCTGTTGCGCTTGTGCCACGCTGGTATGACTGACGGACTACATCTTCCACAGCTCGAGCAATAGCCTCTGGATCACCGATTCCAGCCTGAATTGTAATGTTATAAGCATTAGCAGCTTGTGCTGCATAGCGTGAACCGCTTACCGCTCCTGCTACACCGGCACCGCCTGAAAGACCCTGAAGAAGGGATGAGCGAGCAATTGATTCTAGATCGATAGTAGAAGCCATCTGACTTGCAGCCGATGCATTCTCCATGTCTAGCAAGTCTGCAAAAGCATTAGCGCGAGCCGATGCTGCTTGTGCATATTCCAGAATTGCATCAATAGATCCACCAGTTGTGGAGATAGGCGCGATGTAATCACCAGATGGGATTCCAGAGCCTAGAGATGCGCTTGTAGGTATTGCTGCTTTAGCCTGTGTATTGGCTTGTGCAAGAAGTCTAAGCATCTCTTGGATGCTGGCTAATGCTTTGTCTAAGTTACTTTGATTGATTAAATCAACAGGCTTAAGGCTGTCAAGCATTGACTTGATATCTGCAAGCTTTACATTCTGCATGCTCAATGCCCCAAGGACTTTGAGATCTGCATTGAGTTTATTGGTTGCAGCAATGATGGCTGCTTCATCCTTAGCAGCAATAGCATCTTCTAGGTCAAGGATCGAACGCTTGACATTTAGGCGTGCTGTGTCATTGGCAATCTGGAGAATCTGTGATTGGCTGGTTGCCTTACCCAATTGCTCTGCCTGAGATGTCAAAGCTGCTGCGATCTGGATCTTGTCCATATCAAAAATTTCGCTGCCCTTATTTAGAGCAAGGTTAGCCTTATCGATTGCTGCTTGTAGTCGCTTATCCTTGAGGATCTTCGCCTGATTAGCGGCTTGAACCCCTGTAAGTCTAGCCAATGCAGCTGCATTCTTTTTAGCAATGGCATCTGCACGCTGGGTATCCTGTGAGGATACAGTCATTGAGATATTGCCAAAACCCTTGCCATCACCGAATAAACCGCCAGATGGAGCAAAGAAACTAGGATTCTTGAAAATGTCTTTAGTGATCTGGATAAACTTTCCAGTCTCGCGCAAGAAGCCAGCAATTGATTCAGCTGCTCGATCGATCTTACTGATTAAGTCATCGATTGAAGATGAGTTAGATGCAGTCACAAAAGCATCGACTAGACCCTTACCAATAGTTTCCTTAGCGTTGTTTCCTGCAACACTTAGTCTAGCCAATGAACCTGCATAGGTATCAGCTGCTTCTGTAGCCTGACCTGCAAAGAGTGTCGATAGGCGCGCTTGGATTTCCTCGAATGATGAGGATGTTAGCTCTGCCTTTGTAAGTCCTACACCCAAGCGACCTAATGCCTGAGTCTGCCCCAGATACGCTTTTTGGAGCGATTGGCTCACTTGAGTCAAGCTCTTACCTGTGCCCGCTGCAATATCTAAGGCAAGTCCTAGCAATTCCTGAGACTTAGTAACATCGCCTGTCGCACGCAATAAGCGATCCATGGCTGGACGAAGTTCATCATCAAGCACGCCAGTCTGTAATTCTAGGCGAGAGATAAAACCATTAACTGTGGCTGAATTTGAGCCATAGGCAAGCCCTAGATTCTTAAGAGTCTGACCTAATGCTCTGGCTGCTTTGTCATCTTCTGCAAAAGCCTTAACAGATGCTTTACCAAAAGAGATAATTGCAGCTGTGCCAAGTGCTAAGCCCAGATTACGAGTAAGGCTTTTAGTGCTTTTATTTAGTTTAGTAATCGCTGTGTCAGCTTGCTTAAAACCTTTGCCATCGAGTTTCGAGCCAATGTTAATATCTATAGCCATTAGGCAGCCTTACTAAAGGTAGTAGTTTTAGATTTGTCATAAAACTTGCGCTCTGCTTTGTCAATTGCTTTGATCGCTGCGCCATAAGCCTTGCCCTGATCTTGCGCCCATGCTTTAAGAATCAAGCGACCTCGACCCTTTAAGCTGCTGGTCAATGGTGGAAGATTCTCGATGAACTTAGTTCCAGCATTAGGATTATTAGATCGGCTTACTTTCTTAGAAGTGCCACCTGCTTTAGGGCCGACCCAAGGTTGCCCTTGTCCATTATTGGCTCTACCCGCTGTTTCATAGATTGCACCGGCAACAGACTTATTAAAAATTGTGGCATTAGAAGTAAAGCCAGACTTAGTAGTTCTGCCTTGCTTGGTAGTAAAGCCAATGCCAGAACGAATAGTACTAGCGTTATAGATAGGAAACTTAGCCTCGGAGAATGAGCGACCAGCCCAACCAGACATAGGAGAATCAGAAGGCACAAAACCCCTAGCCTTTTTAGCAATAGGAGCTAGTGCGATTCTGAGTTCTTTGTTCAATTCTTTGTTTAGATCTGGAGCGAACTGGCGAATAGCCTTGCGAGTTTGCTTAACGCCTTCTACTTTTACTCGCATCGCTCACCTCTTTCGCTTCATCTTTAAGCCCTTGCACTAATGCATCGAGCATAGTCTTGTCTAGATCTAATAACTGCTGTGGCGCAATCCCCAATCTAATGCTCAAGCGAGCAATTAGATAGGTGAATGGAAGATCGCGCTTTAAGCTAAAGGGTCTGAATCAAGCACCTCGACACTTTTCAGTGTCTCAATGAAATCCATACCGAAAGGCTTAACAGACTCACCTGACCTGCGTGTTACTTCCCATGCTAACCAATAGACATCGCTCTGCTTTTCTTCATCGCGGAACGCCTTATGGAAGCCCTTTTTAGCGTACTGCTCGAACGCATACTCCACTGCTGGAGTGATCTCGCCTTCTAGTACACTTCCATCTTGTCGAACTATCTTTAGTCTTGCCATGGTTTGCCCCTTTGTTTAGTTTTTTAGAATGTGCCTGTTGTTGTTACTGCAACAGTTGAGTTTGCTGTGAATGTAATTGACTGTGTCCCAATGTCACCAACAGCACCATTGATGTCTGTTGTGTTGTTCACTAGTAGTGAGACAGTGTAAAGAGGGTTGGTAGCAGATACTGCTGTTCCCTTTTCCTGTAGGAATACTGCTGTGACAGTTGTGCCCCAGGCTGCTTGTAGTGTTGCCAATACATTTGCAGATGCTGTGTCATTGAGGAAATCGATTGTCACTGTTGATGACTCTAGACCCTTAACGAACTTGTGTGATGAGTCACCCATTGCGGTTACTTCTAGCTCATCGAATACGCGGTTGATTGTTACTGCTGTGACATGGTCTGAAAGATCAACGGAGTTAATCTTCACACCGACTTTGTTATTTAGAAATACAGCCATGAGATTATTCCTCGTCTTTCTTAGTAGATGCTGGCTTTGGTGCTGGTGTGCTTACTTGCCCGATTTTCTTCAGGAAGTCAGCGTTTTCTTGTTCCCACTCGGACATGTTTAGCTCCAACTCGTTAGGATTGATACGGACATCTCGCAGCTGAGAAGGTCTCCCGATGCAGCGTTGAGAATACTTGGTGCGCTTAT